GCTCTCTGGCCGACACCGCCAACAAGAACGCTGCGGCCAACATTGAGGCGAGCTTCAAGAGGGCCTCGAGCAACCGCGCTCTGGCTGGAACGGCGGCTGGCCTGATGGGGGCTCCGTTCGTGGACCAAAAGCTGCAGTCTCAGTCTGCAATGGGTGGTGGCTGATGTCTGACAACTACGTCAATCAACTGGCGGGGAAGTTCTCGGGCGGGGACATCGCGGCCTTCCGCTCGGGCACCGGCTTCAGCGGAAGCTACGCCGACTTCGCGTTCGATCCGGCCCCCACCGCTGCCGCGCCCGCGCCCTCTCCCGGCGGGCTCTACGCTGCGCCCACGCGATTCGATGGCGGCAACTCTTACTCGGCCATCGACCCGTCTGTGTATCTGACGGACAAGAAGAAGGGTGCCCAGAACCTGAACGCTGCGGTCACTCGAGCGCAGTACGCTGACTACGAGCGCAGGTTCCAGCCCATCGAGGACATGGCGGTCGGCCTGCTGAAGGGGCGGAATACGGCGGACCTGCCGTTCGATCTCGCCCGCACCCAGCAGAGCATCAACAACGCCGCGACGAACTTCCAAGGCCAGCAGGAGCGGTCGCAGGCCCGCTATGGTCTGGGCTCGAAGATGGGCGTGACAAACACCGTCGATCTGGCAGGCGCGATGGTCGGTGGTCTGAACCAAGCCAAGCTGGCGGATGAGGACCGTGCGATGGGTCTTCTGGCTGGGGCTGGTGGGGCGAGGGGGACTGGCGGATGACGGGTCTGATCGGCCTTGGCCGTAGCACGTTTGATCAAGCGAGGGCTGGCTTCGGCGCTGTCTCGACCCTCGAGCAGCAGCGGAACCAGTTCAACCGCCAACTGAAGCAGGCCCGCGCAGCCGAGCGTCAGGGCACGGTCAGTGCGGGCGCTGGCATCGGTGCGTCCATCGGCGTCAATAATGTGGCGAGCAAAGCTGCTGCGGCTGCGGCTGAGAAGGCTGCTGCGATGAAGGCGGCTGAGGCCAGCCTCGTCAGCGTTCCCACCCTTGCGGCCCCCGGTGCAACCGCCAGCCAAGCCGTGGTCATGGGCGCAGAGCCGATGGCTGCACTCGGGACTGGGGCTCAACTGGTCAACACCCCCGCCACGCTGAATGCTGCTGCGATGGGGCTGAACGCCGCTGGTGGCACGGCTGCTGCTGGAGGCACGGCTGCGGCGGGCACTGCTGCCGCCGGTACTGCGGGGACCGCCGCTGCTGGTACGGCTGCTGCCGGAAGCACTGCGGCCACCGGAATGACCGCCGCCCTCGGAACCATCGGCGCGGTGGCGACCCCGCTTCTCATCGGTGCTGGCGTGGCCCTGCTGCTGGACAGCATCTTCGACATCTTCTAGGGGCCCGCAATGGCTGACTTCGGCGAATCCTTTCTGAGCGCAATGCAGACGGGTCTGAGCGTAGCTCGCTCGTACCGGGATGAGGCTCGCCTGAATGAGCAGATCAAGCGCCAGAACCGACGCGACGACCTGACCGAAAAGCTGGCCCTCAGCGCCGAGGAAAGGGCCGCAGGGGAATACAAGACGCGGCAGGAAGCTGCGACGTACGAAATGACCCTGCGCCCCCGGCGAGAGAAGGCTCTTGATCTACAACTCGAGACCGGCACCCTTCAGAATGAAGGGCTCAAGATCGACAATGAGTGGAAGCCGCAGAGGTACAAGGCCGACGTTGAGCAGAGCCAAGCAGCCACCGCAAGCTCACGGGCGTCCGCTGGCTACACGGGTGTCCTTGCGCGAAACGCCAGAATCCAAGGCGACATAGCGCAGATGACCCTCAACGATCTCCGCGACAATCAGGAGACGCACAAGGCCCTTTCGGTCCTGCTCAATGGAGGCGACATTCGGCAATATGGGACCCGGCTCGAAGCCCCCCTGCTGCAGTTTACCGGCCTCGTTGCCGCAGCCGAAAGGACGCGGGAGGTTCTTGGCAGGACCAGTCGCGGCGATTTCTCGTGGACGCAGGACCGTGGCGCGGTAGCGTCTGTGCAGAACTTCCTGCGACCGGAGGCGGCGAGGTCTGCCAATGCCCGTGGGCTCAACGCAGGCACTGCCGACGTTGCATCGTTCGCCCCCGCCAAGGGTGGCGTGGCGGTCAAGTACTCCGCGTTTGACAGGAACGGGAACATTCAGGTCTGGCAGGAAGTGCTTCCCGCCGACAAGCTGTTCGCCAAGGTCGACATCGCAGGCGGCGCTGCCGCAGCCTTCCGCAACAACCCCAAGGCTACGCAGTCCGCGCTGGCCTTCTATCAGTCGGTCAACCCCGAGGGGTACAAGAAGCTGATCGGAGCGGCGCAGGAATCGGTTGACGACAAGATCGAATCCTTCCGAACCGCCGCCTCTAAAGCCTCGAATCCCTCAGAGAAGCGAGCCTTCGAAGCCAAGGCCACGGAGCTTGAGCAGAACCGAGACAGCGTCGTTGCATCGCAGGCCATGAACTACCTTGGCATTACCGGCAACAAAATGGGTTCTTACCGCAGCGCCAATGTCGGGCTCAATACGATCAAGCGGTACGCCCCCAACATCTCCGACGAAGAGGCCGCGCAGCGAAGCGGGGTCGTCATTCAGCAGATGCGGGCGTGGGAGCAGAACGGCACCCTTGCTCGCCTGAAGAACAGTGGCGTCCTGCCCGGCAACAAGATGCCGTCTACTTGGACGGAGTACATCAATGCGTACTACGCGGTGACCACAAGCCCGAAGGGCAAGAATATCCTTTCCATCAGGTAGCCCTGATAGTATCCAGAGCCCAACGGACTGAAATAAGGAGGACTGGCTCTAGACTATCGAGGCTGAGATGGCTGACGACCCGTTTGACTACATTGCCAGCGGCGCTTTTCAGCCGAAGCAAAAGAAACAATCGGGCGGTCTTCTCAGTGGCCTTCGCAGCCAACTCTCTGACGTAGAGAGTAAGCTCTCCAACGTACGCATTGACCCCACTGGCCTCGACGCCCAGTACCGGATGGAAGAGGCCCGACGCCTCGACCGTCAGCGGGTCAACACCGAAAACCGGATCGCACAGGTCGAGAAGACGGGGCAGGACTTCGCCCCCACCGCGCCGGTGCGGGACACCGTCTCTTCTGCCGGTCGCGGACTAAGCGCCGCCACCATCGGCTTCGGCGGCAACCTCGTCGGTCTGACTACGCAAGAGTTCGACAACCCCCTGTCGCGGGCGGACAGCGCCATTCAGGAATGGCTGGATAGCAACCTCACCTCCGAGGGGCTGAAGCAGCGCCGCAAGATTGCTGAAGAGCGCATCGCTGAAGCCGCGCAGAACGGCATGGGCGACGAGTTCCTCGAGACGCTGCGCCAGTACGGCTCTGACGGTGCGCTGACCGCCGACCTCATCATCTCTCAGATTCCGAACCTCATTGGCCCCGCCGCCGTTGGCAGGGGGCTGGCAAAGGGTGCCATCAAGAGCGGGGTCAAGAAGGGTGCATCCGAGGCTGTCGTGAGGGCCGCTGCGGAGAAGGCTGCTGCGCGTGGTGCCGTTGGGACGGCCAGCCTCATGCAGGGCGGAAGCGTTGCCAACGAAACCTACGACCGGCTAATGGCCGATACCTCTGGCATCTGGGAGATGGACGAGAAGTTCACCCAGATGGTGGAGGCTGGCGCTTCCCCGGAGGAGGCCAAGCAGCAGCGGGCCGGTGAGATTTCCCAGCGGGTGGGCCTTGCCGCAACGGCCCTGTCCGTCATCACGCAGAAGTACTTCCCCACTGCAGAAAAGGCTCTGGCCGGTTCGTCTGTCGGCAAGAACCGACTGGCTCGCGCTGGCGCTACCGCGCTGGGTGAAACCGGAAGCGAGATGATCGAGGAGGGCGGCGGTCGTCTCATCCAGAACGTCGGCGTTCGCTCCATCGACAAGGGTGCCAGCCTTACCGAGGGCGTCGGTAGCTCTGCCGCCCTTGGTGCGATTGGCGCTGGCCCCATCGGTGCTGGTGCTGGTGCCCTGTCCAGCGCACCCAATGTGCCCGAGACTGACATCCGCACCGACTACGGTCGCCTTGGTGAAGCCCTCGACACGGTGAGGGCCGGGCCGACTGCGCCCGAGGCTCCTCCCGCGCTCCCGGCTCCCGCCAACTACGACCGCACCTTCAGCGTCGACGGCCTGTCCATGAAGGGCAGCGACGTTATGCGCTTCGCTGAGGCCAACCGCAGCGACCCAAGGATCGCCCGCGTCCTCGACCAGAACGTGTCTGAGGACACCAAGCTGGAGCAGGTTGCTCGCGTCATGAACGAGGCCACCGCCCAGCGCACGGCGGCGGATGTGGTCTCCACCCTGTCCCCTCTGGCCGATGGCAAGACCAAGGCGTCTGAGGTCCGCACCGCTCTGTCGGCCCGCATGGAATCCATCCCCACCGAGGTGGCCGATGCGAACCCGGCTCTGGCCCGCCTGAAGGAGCTTTCCGACCAAGGCAACGCCCAGCCCAAGGACATTCGCGCCGCCCTGCAGATGTTCTCCCCCAAGGAGGATGTCGGCACCATCTTTGCTCGCCCCGAGCGTGGCGGCGATGGCAGCGTCCTCATGACGCAGGAGCAGAAGACCGAGGAGGCGCAGCGCGAGCGGGAGGCAGAGCAGGCCTTCCGAATGAGCGAGGCCCGTCAGCGCAGGTACGACCAAGCAACGGCGAACCAGACCCAGCGCGAAGACCTCCGTCCCGGCGCTCCCGAGCCCGAGGATCAAGTCTTCCTCGCCGACAACCATCCGACCAACCCCGGCGCACCGGCAAGCATCGTCGCCTCTGAGCGCCCCGGCTATGCCCGCGTCCAGTACGAATCCGATGAGATCGTTGCTGGCCGTCCGGTGATCGTGTCCGAGGAGGTCCCTGTCGAGGCCCTGATGTCTCGCGTGGTCCGTGGTTCTCCGCGCCAGACACAGGACACTGCATCCCGTCAGCGCCGCGTTCCCACCGGGGTGGGCACCGAGATGGAGGGCCCGCGCAACTCCATCGACCGCGCCTCGACCAAGCAGGTCACGCCCGTTCCTCAACCCGGCACCGACATCCAGCCGGTCATCACGCCAACCGAGCGCATGCCCCCGAGCGATGTGCAGGTCACCCCCAACGCGCCGCAGTCTGGTGGTCAGGGCCGAGTGGGTCAGACCGAGCAGCGCCGCGTCACGGACCAGACCGAGGAGCAGCCCCAGAAGAACCTGCCTCGCGCCGCCGAGGAGAAGCCCCGCGTCACCGCCGAGAAGCGTGGTGCGGTCGAGTACCAGCCGGGTGTGGACGAGGGCCAGCCCATCTCCGTTGACCGCGCCGGTGAAGCCACCGTGCGTGACAGCAAGACTGCGCCTCCGGGGGAAATCGAACGCGCCCCTCGAGCTAAGGCTCCCGAGGCGAGGGCTGAAACGCCAAAGGCTGAAGAGCCAAAGGCCGAAGAGCCCAAGGCTGAAGAGCCTATGGTTGAGGACGAGATGCTCGACGTTGAAGAGCATCCGAGGATGGTCGAACACAACCAGCGGTTCGACGACGCTCGCGACGAAATCTACGACGCCGAGAACACGACCGAGGTCCGCAAGCTCGCGAAGTCCATGCTTAAGCGCGGGCTCATCAGCGATGACGGCCTCGAGAACATGAACGAGCGCATCGCCGATGCAGAGCGAGACTTCAAGTTTGAAGAGGCCCAGTCTGCCCTTGAGGAGGCAGTCGACGAACAGCGCGATGTAGTCGGCGAAGAGATTGCCGATGAGGTCAGGTCCGAGGACGAGAGCTATTTCTCCCGCCGTTCAGCCAAGCAGAAGTCTGAGCCCGCCCCCTCCGTAGCGATGACGGAAGAGGAAGCTGCTACCGAAATCAAGACCGCCCTCGAGCGTCTGACCGGCAAGGGTCAGGCTGGGCGCATTGCGGCCAATCGCATTCGCAGCCTGCTGAAGGACGGCAGCTACAACAACCGGCAGGTGCTGGCCGCATTCGTGGCCGCTGACGCCGTCTCGAGCGTCCTGAAGGGCAAGACCGGGATCGACGTGGCCTTCGTGCCCACGATGACCGACAAGGACGGTGTGCAGGCGCAGGGCCAGTTCCGCGCCTACGACGTCAGCCGCGATGGGATGAAGGGGATCATCGAGCTTTCCCTCAATCCGGACTGGGCTGGTGCTGCAATGCAGACCGGTGCCCACGAGGCTTTCCACGTCATCCAGCGCCTGCTGCGATCCTACGACCCCCAGACCTTCGCCGCCCTGAACCGGTCCTTCAAGGACGGCATGACGGTGCAGGACATCCACCCCAGCCTGCGCCGCGCCCTGAAGGCGGTGAAGTACCCCGATGGCCGCACCTACTGGGACGTGATGACGACTGAGTTCGGGGACCAGACGTGGTCTGGCTATGGCTCTGACCCGAACACGATCACCGAGCTTCAGGCCTACGTCTTCGGGTACCTGCACGACGCCCAGCGTTTCGGCCTGCAGCGCAAGGGTCTTGCCGTCCAGTTCGACAAGGCCCTGTCGTTCTTCACCGACGTCTTCGAGGCCATCGGCAACGCCATCCGTGGCATGGGCTTCACGTCCACGGCGCAGCTTTTCTCCGACGCCTCTGAGGGCAACCTTGGTCGTGACGGCGAACTGATGGGCGGCGAGCAGTTCTCCCGCCGCAAGTCGTTCGAGCGCCCGAAGATCGGTCAACGGAAGATCAAGATGCCGCCGGTCGACACGTCGATCATCCCGTTCCTTTACGATGACGGGAAGATCGCAGCGCCCCAGACCCCCCGCCGCATGGATGTCAAGGCTGCGGCCCAGTTCCTGAATGAGCGATCTCGCAAGGCTCTGCAAAAGCGGTTCGGGGTGGACCGCATCACCGGACCCTCGGAGCAGACCGACCGCTACCTGTCGCAAATGATTGCGGCTGAAGCCGAAGCAGCGATCCTAAAAGAGATGGAGACCGGCGAACGGTCTGCGTTCGACTGGTACACCGAGGCGCTTGAGACGGCGGTGGTCGAGGCTGGCGGAATCTTTCCGATGCTGGTCTCTGAGCAGGAGGCCATGCGCCTGTCGAACAGTCGCGGCATTCGCTCAACCGAGGATGCCAGAACGATCTTCACGCTGGCCCTCTCCATCACTTCGCAGAACATTAAGGTCCGCGACAACGCTACCTACACCGTGGAGCAGGTCGAGGCCTTCCTGAACACCGGGAAGTTTGATTCAAGCCGCCAGTACGGAACAAAGGCTCCGTCAATTTCGTCGAACCTCGACCTTGCCAACTACATGCTGCAGGATGTGTTCGGTGGGGATGTCTCGAGGCTGAGAGAGTTCCTGTCAAAGGGCTTTACGGTCAAAGAACTCAACGCCTACGGGCGTGAGATTGGCGTAAAACATGGGCTGGCAAAGCCTCCATTCAAGATTACCGGCGAGCTTGCATCCGAGAGGGTTTATGGCTCTGCGATCTTTGGGCCCAAGATCGGCAACGGCTTCTACCAGAACCTCAACGGCAACTTCTCGCCGGTGACCATCGACCTCTGGTTCATGCGCCTCTGGGGCCGCATGACCGGAACGCTCGTTGGAAACGACGCCGCCCTTGCCGCGCAAGCCAATGCTCTTCGCGCCGCTGCGTCTGGGATCAACGACCCAACCGCAGGGGTTCCCTCTGGCTATCGAGAGCGCATTGAGACGGCCACGGATGAGGAGCTTGTAGACGTTGCCGCCGACCTTATGCGTGAGTGGGAACGTACCTTCAAAGAGCTTCGCGCATCTGGCCTGTCCTCCAAAGAGATTGGGGAGCAGGGGCTAAAGCCGCGATGGGCGTATGCCGCAGCCCGCCTCGCCGCCCAAAGGAAGCCAAACGACGCCCCGACTGGCGGGTCGCAGCGGGCTTGGATTCGATCCGTTATTAACTCCGCGCTTAGGCAACTCAGCCGCGCCGGTTACGACCTCACGGTTGCCGACGTTCAGGCTATCGTCTGGTATCCCGAGAAGGATATTTATAGCCTTCTCTCATCGGGAAGCCTTGAAGCCAACCTGAATGTTTCCTATGATACAGCGTTCAGGGATATTGCAGAAAAGAGGAGCAAAAATGCCGAGATTTCCGACAATCGAGGAAGAGCCGGGCTGGGCACCGCAGATGTCAGCCGGGGAGCTTTCCAAGGTCAAGCCGATGCCCGAGGAGGAGCGGAAGGCGCTCGTGGCGAGGATGCTGGGCGAGGAGCCCAGTTCTCCCGCCGCTCCCTCCCTGCCGAAGCGTCCCAAGCGGGAGGACTTCGAGACGGACGAGGACTTCGAGGAGGCGCTGGGCTTCTACAAGCACCAGATGCCGCGCCGCTACAAGGCCTCCCCCGCAAAGTAAAGGTTCCGGCAACGGGGCAGGTCATTCAGGCTGGCCCCTACCTCGATGCGCGAGAGGCTGCAGCCGAGTACATGCGTCAGGCTGGCCTGCCTTACGACCCGCCTCGCACCTACGCCAAGGTTGATGTCGAACGCGCCCAGCGGATTGCTGCGGCGTACGAGGCCATGCCTCACGACCCGTCCGATCCCGAGGTGCGGGCTTCGTACGAGGCGATGGCGCAGGAGACCCTAGAGCAGTGGCGCGTCATCAAGGATGTCGTCGGCCTTGAGGTCGACTTCATCACCGGTGACAACCCCTACGAGGCATCTCCCCGGCTCGCCATCGAAGACATCGTGCAGAACAACCACATGTGGGTCTTTCCGACCGACAGTGGGTACGGACAAACCGGGATCACACCTGAAGATGAGGCCGAAAACCCCCTGCTCGCTATGGCGGGCGAGGTCATCAGCGGGCAAGAGGCCCGCATCAATGACATCTTCCGCATTGTCCATGACTTCTTCGGCCACGCGAAGGAGGGTGTCGGTTTCCGCGCTGACGGCGAAGAGAATGCTTGGCGTCAGCATGTGGCAATGTACTCGCCGCTCGCTCGCAACGCCGCCACCGCCGAGACGCGGGGCCAGAATAGCTGGCTGAACTACGGGCCGTACGGCGAAGCCAACCGCACCGCCAAGACCGAAGACACCGTCTTCGCCGAGCAGAAGATCGGCAAGCTGCCCCAGTGGGTGGTCGATGAGGCGGCTGGCGATGAGCAGTTCTCCCGCCGCACGAAGCGCCCGTACGTTGATGAACTGAAGTCTGACCTTGATGCCGCCGACAGGTCTCTGCCGATAGAGGCGGCGGATGCCGTCACCCAGTTTGTCGGCCACGCTCCCGGCAAGGTCGACATCGTCACCAACGAAATGGATGCCGTTGGCTTCATGGTGGCTCGCCCCCTTGAGGACGCATTCAGTGACGAGCCCACCGCGAGGGGAGGTCTGATCCGTCAGCAGCTTGAAGAGGCATTCGCTCCGATCAGGGAGAAGATGCGTTCTCGCTTTGGGGACAGGGTGAAGCTGTACAGGGTACAGTTCCCGGTCGAAACCCCCGAGGATGGCGTGACCGAAATGTCTCGGGGGGACACCTCGAGGCGCAATGTGCTGTCGTGGAGTTCCGACCCCAGCTTCTCGAAGTACTATGCTGGCCTCCGCAAGCCCATCCGCGTCATCTCCGACGCCGAAATCGACAGCCTCGTTGAGCAGTTCAACAAGGATGGCGAGATCAGGGTGCCCGGCACTGGACAGCGGTGGGCCCTGAACCCAGAGCCCCAGCGCAAGCTGGTCATGGGAGAGGTGCCCCAGCCCTACGACGAGTACTTCCTGACCGTGAACGGTACCCGCAGGAAGATTCTGCCGTACCAAATCCTTGCCACCGTTGTCGAAGAGCATACCGGCGACGACAAGATCGACATGTCTGGCTTTAACCGTGAAGAGCAGACCGGCACGATTGTTTCTGGCAAACGGCGATACGTTGTCTCCAAGAAGCGGGTCACCCAGATGGTGTCCCAGCTTGTCTACGGCGAGGGCTTTGAAGAGCCTTCGTTCGACATCTACGAGGAGTCGTTCGAGGAGGGCGAGCCGACTGGCGACGAGGAGTTTATCACCAGCGTCCCGGTCAGCGATCTCCGCAGCGAGCTTGTCAACGCCCAGACCGAGCAGGCCGAGCGCAGGGCTTTTCTGGACAGCCGGAACAGTGAGCGCAGCAAGCTGATCAAGGAAGCTGATGTCCCTCTCGACGACGTGATCTGGGTAACTGATCGCGCCGGTCAGGCTGAGTTCATTGTCCGTAATGGCGGCTCCGCTCGCATGGACATCGACGAGCGCGGGGAGATGACGGCGAGGTACTCCCGCCGAACCGTCGCTCCCCCGTCCTCCATCCCGCTGCGCTCCGCGCCGAGGTTCAACGACAACAACCTCAACTTCGGCGGTCAGCAGGTCGATACGTCGCCTCGTGCCCAGACGATGGACGACATCATCTACAAGCTGCAGGACCGCTACATCGACACCAAGCGGGTGCAGCAGGACATCCAGAAGGCTGGCCGCACCATCAACGAGAGGTCCGACGCCTACATGGCTGAGGAGCTTTCCTCTGGCCGCGCCACCAGCCTCAGCAAGAACTTCCTGAACCGGGAACTGAACCCCCTGCTGCAGGAGATGTCCCAGAAGGGCATCAAGCTGGCGGACCTCGACAAGTTCCTGCATGCCCGCCATGCCGTGGAGCGCAACGCTCAAATCCGGAAGATCAATCCGGCGATGAACGCTGGCTCTGGCATGACCGATGCGGATGCGACCAGCTACCTCAACGGCCTTGCGCCCCTGCGCCGCCGCCAGCTTGAGCAGCTTGCCGCCCGCGTTGACGGCATGGTGCAGGAGACCCAGCGCCTCATTGTCGCCGGTGGTCTGGACACGCAGGACACCATCAACAACTGGAACCGCGCCTACCAGAACTACGTCCCCCTGTTCCGCGAGGGCTTCGAGGACGAGGAGATGTCGGCTGGTGCCGGGATGTCGGTGCGTGGTGGCTCTTCCCGCCGTGCGATGGGCTCCGACCGGAACGTGGTCAACGTCCTGTCCAACATCGCGCAGCAGCGTGAGCGGGCGATCTCCCGCTCTGAGCGCAACCGCGTGGGCAACGCCCTCATCGGTCTGGCTCTCGAGAACCCGAACGACTCCTTCTGGTTCGTGGTCGATCCCAAGGGCTCGAACAAGGCAGAGTCCGTCCGGAAACTGGTCGACTTTGGCATCGATCCGATGGATGCCGAGGCTGTCTTCGCGCCGCCGCAGGAACGCTACATCGACCAGTCCACGGGTGAGGTGATCCACCGCCCGAACCGCCTGTTCAGCATGGCGGACAACGTCATGGCGACCCGCATCAACGGCGAGGATCGCTTCATCATCTTCAATCCCCGCAACCCGCAGGCCAAGCGGATGGTCGAGGCCCTCAAGGGCGCGGGCAACATCGAGATGATGAAGATGCTGTCGGGTGTGGCGAAGGTGACCCGCTACTTCGCGGCCATCAACACCCAGTACAACCCCGCCTTCGGCCTCTACAACCTCATGCGAGACCTGCAGGGTGCGGCGCTGAACCTCAGCAGCACCCCGATTGTAGGCAAGGAGGCGCAGGTTCTCCGCGACAGCTTCCCCGCGATGGCTGGCATCTACCGCGAACTGCGGCAGGGTCGCAGGGGCGGCACCGCGCAGGGCCAGTGGGAAACTCTTGCCGAGGAGTTCGAGCGCGAGGGCGGCAAGACCGGCTTCCGTGACCTGTTCGCCAACGCTGAGGATCGCTCCAAGGCTATCGAGCGCGAGCTTTCCAAGGGCCCGCTGACGGCCACGATGAAGACGGCTGGCGCTGCGTTCGACTGGCTCTCGGACTTCAACGAGACCGTCGAGAACGGCGTCCGTCTGGCCGCGTACAAGGCGGCGAAGGATGCTGGCCTCAGCAACGCCAAGGCCGCTTCGGTCGCCAAGAACCTGACCGTCAACTTCAACCGTCGAGGCGCTGTCGGTGCCGAGGTCGGTGCGCTGTACGCCTTCTTCAATGCGAGCGTTCAGGGCACGGCTCGAATGGCCCAGACCATCACCGGTCCCGCCGGTCGCAAGATCGTCGCTGGTGGCCTTCTGCTGGGCGTGGCGCAGGCTGTGATGCTCGGGCTGGCCGGGCTTGATGACGACATCCCCGAGTGGGTCAAGGACCGCAACGTGATCATCCCTCTGGGTGGCGGCAGGTACTTCGCCTTCCCCATGCCGCTGGGCTATCACGCGATCCCCGCATTCTCCCGACGCGCCATCGAGGCGTTCGGCAATGACGACCCGATCCAGAAGGACGTGATCGGCATGGCCGGTGTGATCATGGACGCCTTCAACCCCATCGGGTCTGGCGGTTCCCTACTGCAGGTGGTCACGCCAACCGTGGTTGATCCTCTGGCTGCGCTGTCCGAGAACCGGGACTTCGCCGGTCGGCAGATTTACCAAGCCAATATGAACAACCTCGACCCCACGCCGGGGCCCGACCGCAATCGCGCCGGTGTCAGCCCCGTGGGTGCCGCTCTCTCCTTCGCCATCGACCGTCTGACGGGTGGATCGGGCTACACGCCGGGTGCTGTGAGCCCCACGGGGGACGCCATCGACTACCTCATCGGGCAGGCGACGGGCGGCGTGGGCCGGGAGATCATGAAGGTCACCTCTGTCGGGCGCTCCATCGTCACCAGCGAAGAGGTTCCGTCCTACAAGATTCCGGTCGTGGGCCGGATGATCGGCAACGCGAATGAGTCCTTCTCGGTGACCAGCCGGTACTACGAGAACGTGACCCAGATGAACCGCCACGAGCGGGAGATCGAGGGGCGCGACGAGGACGGCAAGGACACCACCCCGTACCTCGAGAAGAACCCCGAGGCGTTCCTGTACTCGGACGTCGCCAAGTACGAGAGCGAGATCAAATCTCTCCGCAAGGCGAAGAAGGCAGCCGAGACGCAGGAGGAACGCGACCTCCTCGATGAGGAGATGCTGACCCTCATGATGGAGGTGAACCAGATGGTCGCCGACGCGAAGCGTGGGGGCTAGACAGGAAGCGGGTTCGATCCTACATCTTGGACCTCGGTGGATCGAGCCCTCCCTAGGCCACCGTCAGGGGAGGCGGGTGCGCGAAAGGCCCGCCTCCCCATCCCTATCAGAACATCAAAATGCTACACTTAATCGCGCTCATGATGTTGCGGTTGAGGACCAGAACGCAACCCCTTGAGTTCCTTGGGTTTATTGCGGTGCTGGAGCCAACGACCTTGCCAAGGTCGAGGTCGAGGGTTCAAGTCCCTTCACCCGCTCCATCAGTCACTTACGAGACAAACCTAAACGGCGAATTAATCGGTGGTGCTTTACAGGCCACCGATGTTTTCTGCCTGTTTACGCAGGTGCTTCGTGGACAGATGGGCGTACCGCTTGACCATCCGGTCGTCCGACCATCCACCAAGCTCGCGCACGGCTGCAGTGTGGGTCCCGGCCTGAACATGCCAAGACGCCCATGTGTGCCGCAGGTCATGCCACCTGAAGTCCTCGATCCCGGCCCGCTTCAGGGCCTTGCGGAAGGCGCGTGTGCCTGACCTGTGGACGGGCTTGCCACCATAGGCGAAGACCCACTCCGGGTGTCGGCTCGTCGACTTCCTGCGCTTCCTCAGAAGCTCCCACGCAACCTCATTGATGGGGATGGTGGTCGTCTTCCCGCTCTTCATCTTCGTGCCGGGGATGGTGATCTGCCGGTTGGGCAGGTCCACCTCGTCCCACCGAAGCTCTCGGATGTTGCGGTCCCGCAGGCCGGTGGACAGGGCGAGGATCACCTTGTCCCGCAGATGGGGAGGGCAGCACTGGATCAGCTTCCGAGCCTCGTCCTTCTCGAGGTACCGCTCGCGAGGCTGACCCTCTTCCACCTTCCTGATCTTGGGGACAGTGTCGACCCAGTCCCAGTCGTCCTTCGCCCTGTTGAGGATGGCGCGGAGAACCGTCAGGTGACGGTTTACGGTCGGGGCTTGCCTGTGTTCCAGCAGCCCGTCCCGAATGTCAGCCACCACCCCCTTGGTGATTTCCTTCAGGGGCTTGCCGTCGAGGTAGTGCGTGAGGCGGGTGACGTACCCCTCCTCCTGCTTCTGCCACCGGTGTCCAGCCCTCGACTTCAGCCACCGCTCTGCAGCGTCGTTCCACGTCTTTTCCATAATGCCTCCAGTCGGAGGCTCCAGCAGGGCGACTATACCAGTTCGCTTGCCAGAGCCTTCATCTTGCTCTCGGGGAGGATGTCGTTGCCGACCACCCACAGGTACTCACCGTTCTTGTCCTTCACGCACTCGATGGACCGGTCGCTCTTACGCAGGCGGTGGACCGTGGGGTACCGCTTGCGGAGAGTGATGACGTCGGCCATCTCGGCGATGCCGTACGGCACCAGCTTCTTGCCGACCCACATCAGACTTTCCTCTTCGCGTCGTCACGCACGATCCGGTACTCCTGCGGCGCATCAATGGCGATGCGGACACCGAGGTGATCCCGACCACCGGAGATGCCATAGACATGCACCCCAACGAGGTGCATCTCGGCAGGGCCGAACTTGACGGAGGTGTTGTCGGCATCGAGGCGGACACGGTCCACCTCACCATCCGCGTCCTCGATCTCGAAGATCGCGTAACGCTCACGGAGGTTGTCCACCACGCGCACCAGAGTGACGACGTGGTCGTAGGTGTCCTCCGGGTCCGTGGTGATGTCGAAGCCTCCGTAGAAAGCCTCGTCTGCCTTTCGGACGATACTCAGCATGCTCTCTCTTTCCCTTTGGAAAGCAGGGGGCCGAAGCCCCCCGCCGCCACCTAGAACGGAATCTCGTCGTCGAGGTCGATGTTGTTGGACCGCGAGTTGGACTGGGCCGGGGCCGCGTCCTTCTTCTTCCACACGCGACCAGCGAAGAACTTGCCCTTCTGGCCGTCGATGACGCGAGCCTCGATGTTCAGTTCGGTGCCGTCCTCGAGGACGAGGCGACCGGAGTAGATCGGAGGGTCACCCTCCCACCCCTTCTCCTTGTAGAACTCGCGGCGCTTGGCGACGGTCTCGTCGCTGTCGCGGAAGAGGGTGAAGGTGTTGGGCTTCTGTTCGTACGCCATTGGGCGATCTCCTAGACCAGTTCCGAGGACCGGGCGCGACTCCGGTTGATGTGGGCGAAGTACATCGACAGCGCCTGTCGAATGACGGAAGCGAGCGGACGATCCTCGTACAGCGCCTGCTCGCAAAGGGCGCGGTACATGCCTTCATCGACGGTCGTCTGGATGAGGCGGGTCTGGTGTTCTTTCTTCGGGCGGGGCATCACACGTCTCCTTTGCTGATGATGCTGTAGCTGACCACCGGTTCACCCCGGTAGTCGTCAAGGGATTTCCCCATCTGCATGAGGAGCTTCTCCACACCGACATCGGCGTAGAGGCGCTTGTTATCGACAGAGCCCTTCTTCTGGACCCGCTTCAGGTCGAAGTAGGTGGAGGCGAACGAACCGTGCGCCTCACCCATCTTCTTCTTCAGTGCCGAAATCTCGGCCTCGATGGGCTCGAGCTTTTCCTTGAGGAGGATCGACTCGAACAGAAGCTCGGCCATCCGCTTGGTCTCATCGTCGTCGACGTGGACGGCGGGAACCGAGAGGAAGGCAGAGTGATCACCGGCCATGCTGTCGGTGAACTTCTTGTGGAACTTTTCCAGCTTCGGCATCGCCACGCTGTGAAACCATTCACGGTCTCGCTCGACGCGCTCCACGCGATTGCTCGTCGGGGAGATGAAGCAGATGAAGATCATGTACTCGAGGTCGCAGACCTCCATGACCGTCTGCATCTGGGCCCAGTAGTAGGGCTTGCTCTCGATGCTGTAGGGCTCCTTCGCCCAGTACGGGCACTTCACCTCGATGCCGCCATCGAGACCGAGCAGGCCATCGGGCGATGCGCCCAGCCAGTCGATCTCGTCGTGGCAGACAAAGCCGGTGCTTTCGACCGACATGCCAGACGTAGACTCGTACCACTCGATGGCAACGGGCTCGAGGCGGGTGCCGTGATCAGTGGCGGCGTTGCCCTTGAACTCGCGCTCCGCACCCAAAGCCTCACGCACCATCTCGCGCAGAACGTCCTGCTCCGAGGAGTATGGGTTCATGCCGAGGATCGCGCCGACGCGAGAGCCGGTGATCTTGCCGACCCGCTGTGCGAGCCAGCCTTCAGTTCCCTGTTCGTGCATCATTGCCCGAGCGCCCCCTTGCGGATGTCCTTCGCCAGCGTAAAGGCGTCGAGCAGTTCAGTCTCACCACGGTTCTTGGCGTACCGCGCAGCCTTGGCGAACGCAGCCTTCAGCGCGTCGATGTCGGGCGCAAGATGGATGTCTCTGAGCAGGTGGTCTCGCTGGGCATCCGGGGCCTGCGGTGCAGCCTCGGGCTTCGGCGCTGCGTCCGTTTTCGGCGCAGCCTTCGACGCATCCGGCAGGTCTTCGCCCGCGTAGATGTAGTGGCCCAGACCGAACAGGGCCATCGCCTTCACGAGGCACCGCATCTTCGCGTCGTTCACGTCGCGGGAGTTCGGGTTCTTGATGGCGTTGTTCTTGTGGTCCATCACCGGGAGCCACATCTCGCGCTCAACGATCTTGCCGTCCGCCACCACCGAAAGGCGGCAGCGCACCTCGAACGTGCCGTCAGGAGACGCGAACGCCTCGCTGCCGCTGTCGGTGCTTTTCAGGAACTCGAACTCGCTCTCGGGGTAATGCTCCATCAGCACACCCCACGCCCACGCCCAACTGAGATAGCTGAAGCCCTGCTTCTTCTCGATGTGATCGTTGACGTTGATGGAGGACAGGGTCTTCCAGATAGTCGCTGCCGTCGATGTCATTTGCGCTCCGCAATCCATGACCGTTTGTCGCCGTGAAGTGGACAACATAGCGATGCGTTCGCCGTGGTCAACCTTCACCGCTTCATATCTTTGTGGACGAGATGATTTATGCGCGGCTCATATTTTCCTCAGTTGCTACGCTGATGCGCGTCGAGGAAAAATCTGGCCGTCACCCGCTTGCGTGGATCGAAGCGGTGGCTTATGTCTCGGATCGCCGTGGCTAGGGTAGCTCCCGAAACGTCATGCGCTCTATGCAAACTCCTCGTCGGATTTCTTGCATGACCGCCACGGTTTTTTAGAGCGCGAACTGGTCCTCGCTTTGGAGGCGCGGGCCGAACGACGAGGTAGAAATGAACACCGATCACGGCGGCTGGTTTGTCGTCCATCGCAAGGCTCGCGAGTGCGAGTTCTTTTCCTCATACCCGAAGCGCGAGCTTGATGAGTACGGAGCATGGCTCTGGCTGATCGAGCATGCTGCGTGGAGGGACACCCTTCGCAGTGACGCGAATGGTCGTGCCGTCACAGTTCGCAGGGGTCAGCTTCACACCTCGCTGCGGGCCCTGCAGTCCGCTTGGAGGTGGGAGAAGGGCCGCGTTGAGCGGTACCTCAAGCGCCTATGCGAGTGGGACATGATTGAGGAAGCATCCGATAACGGCGGACGAACCCTAACCATCTGTAATTACGACAAATATCAGCTTGATCGCGAAGCAGACGAGAAGGCTGACGAGAAGCAGACGGGACAGGAACAGGGAAGCAGTCGGGACACACAAGAAAGAAAGAAAGAAGGAAAGAAGGAAAAAGAAAAGAAGGAAGAGATAGTGCTTCCGGATTTTCTGGCCGAGGCTGACTGGCTTCGGTGGGTCGAGTACCGCAAGGAGCGGGACCGCAAACCGATGGCGGTCTCTACCCAGCGCGAGAGCATCCGTCGCATCACCCTCGCTGTCGAAGCTGGATGGGATGCAGGCGCTGTGATCTCTCACTGCATCGAGCGTGGGTGGCGGGGCATCTTCACCCCGCAGGGTGACCCGAAGCGCAAGCCCGTGATCGGGCATGAACGCAGGAAGGAACTGGAGGCCGAACTGTTCCGCCTCCGTGGAACCATCGAGAGCGCCCCGCACATGCGTGACGAACTCATGCCGCAGTACTGGGCGGTGAAGAAGGAACTCGAAAATGCAAATCCATGAGGTGAGTGCGAGGCTGAACGGATCGATCCTCGCCACGCTGCGGCACCTGCTGCCAGCCGGTGTGGTCGCCGGGTCTGAGTACTGTGTCGGCGGAACGGATGGCAGCAAGGGCCAGTCGCTGCGCGTTCACATGAGCGGCGCGAAGATCGGCGTGTGGGGAGACTTCGCCAGCGGCGAGGTGGGCGGTGACCTGATCGACCTCTGGGCTGCGGTGCGCGGCGTCCCCCTCTCGACTGCGCTGGATGAGGCGAGGTCGTGGCTCGGTGTCGAGCGCCCGACGTTCGTGGCCCCGAAGAAAACCTACGAGCCGCCCGCACGACCGAAGTCCCTGACCAAGGCGCAGGGCCCGGTGATGGAGTGGCTGTCCGCTCGAGGACTGTCGGATGTGACGGTCAATGCGTTCCGCGTTGGTGCCGATGCTGACCGTGTGGTGTTCCCCTTCATCTCGCCCACTGGCGAGCCGAAGATGATCAAGTACCGGTCGATCAGCGACAAGAAGGACCAGCGCCCGACGAGCGCCAACCAGATGCCGTCGCTGTTCGGGTGGCAGGCGGTGAGCCCATCGGCCCGAGAGGTGTGGATCACCGAGGGCGAGATCGACGCAATGTCGGCGTACGAGATGGGCGTGTCCGCACTCAGCGTTCCCTTCGGCGGTGGCGGTGGTGCGAAGCAGCAGTGGATCGAGAACGAGTACGACAACCTCGACCGCTTCCAGACCATCTACCTCGCGCTCGACATGGACGACGAGGGTCAGGCTGCAGCCAAGGAGATCGCCGACCGTCTGGGCACGCATCGCTGTCTGTTCGTCACGATGCCGAAGAAGGACATGAACGAGTGTCTGCTGGCTGGCGTCTCGATTGACGACATCCGCGCCACGGCCAAGGCGCAGGACCCTGACGAACTGCGATCTGCGGTGGAGTACCGCGAGGCGATCATCAAGGAGATGTTCTCCGACGATGCGGAGACGGCTGGCTTCGCGTCCCGCTTCCGCGCACTCGAGCGCAGGCTCCGCTTCCGCGATGCGGAACTGATCATCCTCAACGGCATCAACGGTCACGGGAAGTCGCAGCTTGCGGGCCAGCTTTCCCTCGACGCGATGGCCTCTGACCTGCGTGTGTGCATCGCCTCGATGGAGATGCCAGCACGTCGACTGCTCTCGCGCCTGACGAGGCAGGCCGGTGGCGTGGGCGACATGACCGAGCCGTACGCCAACGCCGTCATCGACTGGTACGCCGGGAAGCTCTGGCTCTTTGACCTCGTGGGCACGGCCAAGACCACGCGCATGCTCGAGGTCTTCGACTACGCCCGCCGCAGGTACGGCATCGACGTGTTCGTGATCGACAACATGAGCAAGTGCGGGATCGGGGACGACGACTACAACGGGCAGAAGGCTTTCATGGAGGCGCTGTGCGACTTCAAGAACGTCAGCGGTGCCATCGTCTTCCTCGTCACGCACAGCCGGAAGGGCGAGAGCGAAGACACGCCGACCGGCAAGATGGACGTGAAGGGCAGTGGCTCGATCACCGACCTCGCCGACACCGTCCTCACGATCTGGCGGAACAAGAGCAAGGAGCAGCGGATGACCGAGGCTCGCTTCGAGGGTGAGCCGCCCGACTCCCTGAAGACGGAGCCCGACTCGTACCTCACCTGCTCGAAGCAGCGGAACGGCGAGTGGGAAGGGCGCGTTGGCCTGCACTGGAACGGGCCGTCCATGCAATTTGTGGACGACGCATATTCAAAGACGCATCGCTATGTCAGCTACCTTGCGCCGGTGGCGAACAGTGACTATGTATCGGTGACTGGATAGAGGAATGGGCATGGACGAAGAACGGTTCGCGCAGGACATTCGAGACATGGCCTCGGTGATCGGGGGTCTCGAGCGGCAGGTGATTGCTACCGAGGCTGACATCAAGCGCATCGTTGCGCGGGAGATGGTCGTGGCCGAGGCCGCTGGTCAGAAGTCGGCGGTGGCGCAGCAGAGGTCTGCTGATCTCAGCGACAAGGTCTACGAGGCTCGCATCAAGCACGGCACCGCGAAGGGCCAGCTTGCTGCGGCGCGAGTGGAGATGAAGGCCCTTGAGGTCGCGTTCGAAACATGGAGGAGCAAGATGGCAAGCCTCCGCATCGAGAGGAAGGTGTACTCGGCATGACCCACAGTGAAGACATGGATATGGAGCAGCAGGTGCTGTCCTCCTTCATCGAATACGGCGTGGCGCTGTGCCACGAAAGGGCCATGAAGTCTGGGTGGTGGACCGACCCCGCGACTGGCGGGCGCAAGGAGCGCAACGTGGGCGAGGCCCTCATGCTCATCGTGTCCGAGGTGGCCGAGGCGATGGAGGGTCACCGCAAGAACCGGATGGACGATCACCTGCCGCAGTACACGTCGCTGACGGTGGAGCTTGGTGACGCGATCATCCGCATCTTCGATCTGGCTGGCGGGCTGGGCCTGCCGCTGGGACAGGCCGTCGCTGACAAGCTGGCCTACAACGCAACCCGTGCGGACCACAAGCTGGAGAACCGCGTGAAGGATGGAGGCAAGTCGTACTGATGACCGAGTGGATCAAGTGGGATGGGGGCGAACGCCCCGTGCCTCCCGGCACGATGGTCGAGGTGAGGTACCGCAACGGAGATGTGGAGGGTACTGATGCGGCTCGCCTGCATTGGGGGCATGTCCCCTCTCCGGGGCGGGCAAACTCCGCAGCTGACATCGTCGCCTACCGCTTCCTCGGGCGGGGCCCATCCACCAACGAACACTACCGTCAGGGCGACATCGAGTGCATCGACGCGATCCGCGCTGCGCTGACCGACGAGGAGTGGCGCGGCTACTGCAAGGGCAACGTGCTGAAGTACGTCTGGCGCGAGAAGCACAAGGGCGGTGACCTGTCCCTCATCAAGGCTGAGGACTACCTGCGCTGGGCGATGGCGGGGAAAGCGGAGGGAAAGCGGTGACCGACTGGATCGAACACACAACCGACACCTGCCCGGTAGACCCGGAGACGGTGGTGGAGGTGCGGATCAAGCACGGCGCAAGCATAATCGACTGGTCGCCCCCAAGGCCTGCCCGCCGCTTTCGCTGGTCGGACCCCTGCATCACCCACTACCGCATCATCACCCCCGCCAAGCCCCCGGAGCCCGAGGAGCCGTTTGCGCCGTGGGATAGCTGGCCGAAAAGGTCGAGCGAGGCGCTGCCGTCTGAACCCGACCTCATCAACCTCCGTCTGGAGTGCCTGAAGCTGGCGGTGGCGGCGGACCCGCAAGGGCTTTGGGACGACGGCGTGGTGGGTTTGGCCGATTACCTCCTCCACTACGTCCTCAACGGATCGGAGGCTGCTCGTGACTGAACTCGACGAGGCCCTGCAATGGGTGAGGGAGCAAAGCGACATTCCCGCCGTGCAACTGGCGACGGCCTACCGCGCCGGTCAGGCCGCATCCGCTGAACGGATTGGGAACCTGCGGCTGTCTCTGGGCGTCCTGATTTACGAGGTCGAAAAAGACGGCCACAACGGGTCCCATCTGGGCGACGATGGCCCCAGCGCATGCGGCCTGTGCGAAACCATTGCGAACATTCGCGCTCTGTTTAAGGAGGCTGACCAGTGAGCTTTTGGATGCAGAAGGGGCTAGAGAACTACGCCGCCCGGATCGCCGAGCAAGACCGCAGGATTAAGGCGCTGGAGGGGCTGCTGAGGGAGTGCGCCGACGACTTGGAGGAGGAGATTCAGGCGCGCTCCGCCAATGACCTCCCCCGCCGCATCGAACGCGACATGGAGCCCGTCAAAAAGGCCCGCGCTCTGCTCAAGGAGGCTGACCAGTGAGTGAGGTTCAAGAAGCCAAAGAGCGGCTCAAGAAACAACTTGATGCCAGTCTGGCGGTGGAGAGCGTCGGCTCCCTGATAAAGTGCGCCGACCTCGCCCTGCTTCTGGCCAGTCATGATGCGCTGGAGGAGGCTTTGGCGAAGGCCGACGAACCTCAGTGGTTTTACGACGACCGCGCCAACGACGAAGCGCAGTCCTTCCTATCAGCGGAGGAGGCTGTTGACTACGCTGTATTCAGCGCGCTTAAACCGCCTCCCGAGGGAACGTCGATCCTTGAGATAAACACTTCTCGCCCCTGCCCGTCTGTTTGGGCAGTGGTCAAAGTCTTCACTGACGAAGAGCGCGAGGCCCGAGACGATGACGAGGAATACATCGTCACGCTGTGCGCCACATACGCCGAAGCCGAGGCCCTGCTTAAGGAGGCTGACCAGTGATTAAGTCGCGCAGGCAATACGAAGTCACACGTCAGAGGCTGGCGGAGTTTGAATCCGCACTCGCCAGATTTGATCTAGCGAAGGTCCCACCGGGGGTTAGCGAGCTTGGGCATAGTGTCGTGTATGCCGGCATGGTCAGTGTGCGTGACGAGTTGGCCGAAGAACTGGCCGAGTATGACCGGCTCAAGGAGGCTGACCAGTGAGTGAACACCTGAATAGTTACGAAATCTTTGCCCTCTACGCCATCGTCGTCATGGTCTTTGTTTTCATGGTGTGGATGATAGGTCGGTGGATCGGATACATGACCGGTGACTGACCAGTGAGGCTGCCCTGTCCTTCACCCTTCAACGCTTTGGAGCCTAACCAATGAGTGATGATATTTTTGACCGGGCGCTGGATCGACGGAATGCTCTTATTAAAGAGCAACGCCGCAGGATCAAGGCGCTGGAGGCCGGGGTAAGCGACGCCATCGCATACGTCGAGTTTCAAAGGCCCAACGCCGTTGACCTAGACCAACTGCTTCTCGCGCTGCGCGCTCTGCTCAAGGAGGCTGACCAGTGAGTGATGATGAACGCATTGAGGCACTGGAGGAGGAACTGGCTGTCGCGCTTATGCAAGTGAGCCTGTGGGCGCAGGCGCGGAGATATCAAATCGGCGGAATA